GCCGATTCTCGATGTCAAGGGCTCGGTTAGTACCGAGAAGTCCTACATCGACCCACCTTCGTGTCATCCGACAGGAAGGTCGCTGCGAGTAGCCATGCTCCCACTTAGACGTGGGATCCGGCTGTTCCGTAAGGAACTGAAAAATCGCAGTGTCGTCGTTGGTCTGGGTCCTCGCAACCTTCGCGGAAAGCGTTGGGAGCAAGACCTCATACACTTGTAGCGCACTGTTCCACCTCGTAAGGAAGTGGGACATGTCGCACACTCGCGTATGTAGACCAAGGACAGCCGAAGCAGTCGGGACCGGAGAAACCTTTCTCCGGACGGTCCAGGCCAGGAATGACGCAGTGTGCAACAACCACTTCGAATAGAAGTTGTTGTGTACCTCCGTCATCCCGGCCACCTGCTCGGCGCCACGAGGATTGGTCACACGTAAGTACGCGGGGGTAACGTTTACCCCGCGGAACGCGTCGACACCGCAACTTTCCCGAAAGTTTCCTTTCGTGAAAGTTTTGGCAGTATTGACCTTGAAGTGTAAACACTCAAGGAGACCAAAAATCGTGTCCCGACAGTCAGTTGGGGCGATGATATCATCGCCGAAAACTGACACCTCCCCCTCGAGCCGCAGAATGTTGTCAAGTGTAGGCCTAAGGCGCCGTGCGTAAAGCACGGAGCTAAGGGCGATACACAGAAACAACAAGCTCTGAGTCGGGAAGGTTACGGAGCTACCCATTGTTGAGAACTTCCTTAGTTCTATAACAGGCCTGACCTTCTTGGTCAAGTTCTGCGACAACAACTGGGTACGGCTGGCCGCTAGAGCGTGCACCAGTGCAGGATTACTCCTGAACAAGCACCCGATAGCGGCGGGAGTCATTCGATCACTAGCGGCCGAGAGGTCGATAGTCATCAATGACCCGTCCCGTGATCCTCGTATGCACAGACGCTGGTTCCGAGTTTGGTCGCGGAAAGCGACAAACCGTGATATCCACGTTCGTGCCGAGCGATCGCAAAAGTAGTGCCATAAATTCTGTTGGCACCACTGATGCTCACTAGGCTCCGCGGCGATTAGCCGGGGCTTTGTGAAAGTCTTCGGGACTGCGATGAGACGCGACACTGCCTCACGGCAGGGTACGTCCAAGGCACTTTCCGCCCACGCAGCATAATTGTGGAAACCACAATCTGCCAGCGGGAAGACAGACTCGAGCCTAGCTCCCCACCCATACCAACTGTATTTGTTGGATGGACGGGAAACGTCAGCTATGGCTCCGGGACCATGCCTGAACTTCCACTCTTGGAACCGATAAGGCCCAAGGGTCGAAGTGAGGTGTCCGGACACTATGTCCAGAACCTCGAGGAGAGTTGACCCTCCGCGACAATCATTGTCGCTGAGAGGCTTAAAAGCCACAGAATTTGCGAACCCCTCAATGGGAGCTGCCAATTCCGTGGGACCCTTATCTGACCAGTAATGGTCAGGTAATGGTAAGCCTTCGTCAACCTCGACGAACTCCTGAACTTCGCGTTCAGTAGCTTCGTCAGGACAGGTGAGAGCGACTTTCTTAGCCATGTTGTAAAACTGGCGTAGGAAAACAATCGCTTGCACATCATAGTCCTCCCTCAGTGATCCTGATCCATGGAAAACCAGTAAGTAGAGTCCCCCAAGAAACTTGGGGATCACTACTGCTCCGGAACGCCGCTGTGTTAGCGGAAATCCTGGAGAGGTGTACTGGCCATCGTCAAGGCATCTATCAAGATGCTTTCCGATGCGGGGAAAATCCGTTAAAAACAACGGGATTCCCCTGTCGACCACGGATCTACTGAGGCGCACCCTGTCTCGCGACAGTTCACACCTCAGAGTCGGGTAGGCGTCCTCAATGTCTCGCAAGAGACATGAGTACGCCTCGGTGAGGAAATCCCTTACGCGGCGGTTAGACATAGCGGCCTTTCAGTCGCAAATGTCCCACGCGTCCGCAAATCCGATTACATCGAGCACAGGGCTCGATCGGGCGGGAGTCGGGCTACTGGCCCTAACCCTGAGTACTAGCTCAACGCTAGGACTCCCAGCCCTCCAATGCCTTGAGGAAGGCGTCCGAGGTTGCGACTGCATAGTCGAACAACCCGTCCGCTTCATCAGACGCTCCGTCACCAGGCTTATGCTCGGTGACAAAGTAGACCTTTCGGTCATACTGAGCGACACCCGCAGCGGCGAATTTCGTATGGACGAATTCGACGTTGTGGCGGTCATAGCTCTCAGAACGCGACGCATTCGGTGAAACCGAGGTGTGTCGAATCTTGAGGCTGTAACCGTCGGTAGCGTTCCGGAACGAGTACTCAGAAGAGTATCCGTCCTGATTGATCCTTGTGAGGACCACGTTACCTGATGGCAATGGAAGAGTAATCGTATTCGCGAACATAGGGAAAGACCTTACCTGAGCTTTCGGACGCGCGGCGGCTTCTCAAGCCTAAGCGCTGCCAAAGAGCCCAATATGGACCACTGCCTTTGTGTAAACAAAGGCAGGAACGTAGGGGAAACGCTGAGGGCGGGAGAGACAACATACCTCTCTTTACGCACCTCACTCTCGTAGGGGATACCAGAAATGGTGTAACCCGACGAGGGAAATCCGCTCATGTTGTCATAATCGTGGCGTGCCTCGATTTGACGCATGTAGCAGATATCCTTCCACTGGAGACCTAAGGTGTTGTTACACGCGGCGATTGTTTCGCCAACGTTAGCAAACCAGTCTACCAGCCAGCTCCAGGGGCATAGCTCCCAGGCTGTGGCCAACAACTCGTAACTAGTCGTCCCTTGGGTAACATTGTTGGCAAGTTCGCGCATTTGCGCGAGGTCTTGCTTCAACAGACCCTTGGGTATGACTGTGTCATTGGCAAGGCCCCAACGGGCCGTGCCCCACTCCTTAATAGAAGTGGTCCGAGTTTGTCGATAGCGCACAATGAAGTTTTCACTGTGCCTAGTAAAGTTGTTATTAGTAACAACAGAACTAGTCGACTGGCCAAGAAAGACGCGTTTCCGAATCGATTTGCGCCTCGACAAGTTCACGATTTCTCGGAACTTACGCTGACTTGCTTCTGCGAAGTAAATCAGCTTGTTGAGGTCCGAAAGCATTGGACGAATGGCCCAGCGCCAGGTTATATGACCCAGCGCTATCTTCCTAAGAAGTGAGCCACCCCAGTCCTTTACTTTCAGAGGTAGGTTCCGAAGATCCTTGAACTCACCCAAGATAGTCGGAAGACTAACGTGGGGAGCGCTGGGATTAGTCCCAGCAAGGATCCTGGTAGCTAACGCACTAAGAGCCAGGCCATTAGGCACTGGAAAGTACGTATAGCTAACCGGTGGCGCGAAACTCGTACCTGCCCCTAAAGGCATGTTCGTGTATCGCCGAGTCACGGTACCACCCGTGATCGTCTCGCCATCGATGACTGGAATGTAACGACGTTGCTGACGAATCTTTAGAGGATTCGCAGCCGGGAAATTCCCGATAACGTCTTCACAGTTTTCAGTCAAGCCATGTGTTACGCTGTGGGACACAGTGACTCCACCGCCCGTGCTGACCCAATATTGGCCAAGCAAGAGTTGGGAGTCTGTCCTACTACGCGTACGCACAGTCATGGCTAACCTACAGCAATCGCCTACAGAGGGGTGGGAAGAACCAACCGCGAGACGCGGCACCCGTGCTACACGCACGGG